CGAGAGCCTCGACGGGGAAGCACGTAGCCGCACCCATACCAGCAAACTTCTTCAGTCTCATTTCCTCGTGATTGGGGAAACGAGTGAACTGCGTCCGGCAAGCCAAAAGTCGATCCCGAAGAGCAGGTTGTAACCTGAATACGAGTTTGACTAGGTCCACCGAGACTAGATCCGAGGCGTCTTTCATATCAATGGTAGCCCATTCTCTGGAAACAGAAGACTGCAAAGCTAACCGTTGATTGATCCGTTGATCGTTGAAATTGACAAATCCTGCAGTGGGTTCATGGGTTTCAAGCCATGAAGTCATCGCAACCCGCATACCCTGTTGGATAAATTGAACCTCAAGAGGTTCAAGCGCGATGATGCGAGGCCCTCGAGAATCCTTGGGTACAAGAGCTATCTTTGAAACTGGCTCGACGGTTTTGCCGCCGGTCTCCAGAGTCAACAGACGATACTCATTCGCCAAGTCACCGAGCTGAGAGGTATTATGGTACAAATACCGATAATACTGGAACTTCTCGTGAAGTCGAGTGTACTTGTGGCGGGGTCGCCACTTATCATCCCCAACTTCGCCAGTAGCGACCTTTCCAGGTCCGTGTCTGGGCTTGATGTCAGCCGAGTCAAATCCCTCAAATGCATACTTAACGAGTAGTGCGGCTCCGGAAATGATTGAAAGATCATCTGGTGTGGACCACAAAGACTCATTATTCAAGAAGGTACGAATCCTTACTTCGTTGCTAACGAAGCGGTCTAGAGCTTCTCTCTCAAGAAGAGGACCAAAAGGAAACTCCAACTTGTAAAATGCTGACAGGACTTGTCTGACGTGTTTAATACTATTCACGTAGACACGAGCTTGTAACCGACCATCTAAAGTGTAAATCCTCTGGAAGTGAGATATCAAGAAAGCAGGAAGCTTACTTGTTTTGTATCGACCAAAGGACCTTGGAATATCCAGCTGACCGGTCTCGAAAGACTGATCAACTGCATTACGGAGCTCCAAGAAGGAAACCGTAAAGAATCTAATGCCTTCGCGACTGAATCGTTTCGAGCAATACTCGAAGTCCAGCTGCTGCGAGAGGCACAACATAGGGTCGGACATCACGAACGGTGGCCGTAATAAGCCACTTAAGAGATCTAAGTAAAGCATCTCTGAGCTGTCTGAAGGAGTCATTCGACTTTCCCTTTCTCCGAACCTTCTTGTTGGAAAGTTCGTCATATACACATATCCCATTGTCACAGACCTTGTGATCCGGGTTTTCCGAATCCACTATGCCTGCCCTTGAAGAAGGGAAGCACGCTTAGTCGTGTCTACAGCCAGTGAAGCAGTTGTCAAGAACAGATCCCCGGTCATGCAAATAGCATTATCGAGATCCGTAGGGGCAAATTCTCCATTAAGGGGGTAGACCCATGAACCTTGAAAGGTCATGGTATAAGGAATGCCGGTAGCGCTCAGTTGTGTGTCAGCAACCTGAACGGC